GGAGGGATCGGTGTAGTCGGGGGGACCTGTCTGCAGGTCTACTTTCTGAACCCCAGTACCTTGGAAACCAGTCAGTTGCGCTTTTCAGCGCACCTATCAAATGAACGAAAAACACACATGAAATGAGCAAAAAGCAGGCAAAAAAAGACCCGGTTTTGGCACTGAATTCTTTCCTAAAAGGCAAGGAAAATGCTGAAATTGAGGTAGTTAACACGAAAACAATCAAGAAAGCCAGAACGGTTACAGGAGTACGTCCAGCAACCAAACTTTCACGCGATGAAAAGGCTTATTTTACTGCAGTTGCGGAGTTCTTGAATGAAGCTGGATTGCTTGAAGTTGTTGACACACTTTTGCTGACTTTGCTCGCCAAAAATTATGCGGTTTGGAAAATGATGCAGGACCAGCTCAACAACGTCAGCGACTACTTTGTGACCCACTCAAATGGAACCACTTCACCGAGCCACTTTTACAACGTGGCAACGGCTGCAGAAAATCAAATCATGAAGCTCAGCACAAAGCTGGGATTGTCGCCGCAGGACAGGAGCAAAATGCTTGGAGCTTTGGCCTCTGCGGAAGTAGCAAAAACCAAGACCTCAAGCAAGGACGATTTGAATGACCTTTTGAATGAGTAAACCATCCACAAAAAAATGGGCTGAATACGCCCGCGACGTTGCAACCGGAAAAGCCGAGGCAGGTCAATATGTTCAAAAACTGGTTGAGCGCTTTATTGAGCTCCTAAACGACCCGGGTGAATGGGAATTCAAAGCTGCGACCGGTGAGAAATACATTCAATTCATTCAGGACTACCTCGTGCACACCCGAGGACAGTGGGCTGGAAAGCCGTTCATCTTGAGTCCATGGCAGCAATTTTTTATCGTCAACATTTTTGGCTGGTTCCATAAAACCAAAGGCTACAGAAAACACCGCACGGCATTGTTGTTTGTTGCTCGCAAATCTGGCAAGACACAGCTTGCTGCAGCGATTGCAATTGCGATGATGATTCTCGACAAAGAGGCAGCCGGTGAATACGTCTTTTCAGCAACAAAAAAAGACCAGGCAAAAATCGCGTTTGATGAGGTTTCAAGAATGCTGAATCGTGCACCTCGAGAAGTCAAGAGAAGGTTCCGAGTAAACAGGCACGATGTGGTGGCCCCACACGATGGCACATGCAAGGCACTTTCGAGTGATGCAAACACACTTGACGGCTTGAGTCTGCAGCTTGGTGTTTTGGATGAATACCACGCACAAAAAACATCTGACCTGTGGAACGTTTTGAAGTCCTCAATGGGTTCCAGAAAGAACCCCTTGATGCTTGCGATTTCAACGGCTGGCTTCATCAAAGATGGACCATGTGCTGAGGCTATGAAAACCGCAAAAGAAGTGCTTGACGGAATTAAGGTGGACGAGCGGACTTTTGCAATGATTTTTCAAATCGATGAGGACGACGACTGGAAGGATGAAAATTGCTGGGTCAAAGCAAATCCTGGAATTGGTGATTCAATCACGCTTGAATATCTCCGCTCACAGGCTCGTCAAGCCATGAACATTGGAGGACGTGCAATTGTCGAGTTTCAGACCAAGCATTGCAACCTCTTCACGGGCTCCATAGATGTTTGGATTCCGCCTGAGTTATTTGACGCTCAAAGAGAAGAATGGATTCCCCCGGCCGGTCACCCGGTTTTTGCCGGTCTTGACCTTGCGAGTGTGTCAGACATTTCTTCACTGGCGTTGATTTTTCCAAGAGATGACGGCTCGCTTTTTTTGCAGACTTTTCACTGGCTTCCACAACGTGCAATTGATAGGAAACTTGACCGCGATGAATCCTCAATTTACGGCAAGATGGAAGAGGAGTTTGAAAACGTTTTTGTGACGCCAGGAAATGTGACCGACTACAGTGCAATCCGCCGTTTCATTTCAGGAATGTTTTTGGATGATTCTGGGACCTTCAAAAATGACAACAGTGGCGTTGCAAGCAAATACGATTTGAAGGCAATGGCTTATGACCGTTTCAACTCTTCACAGCTAATCATTGACCTCGTGAATGACGGTGTAGAATGCGACCCGTTTGGACAAGGTTTTGTTTCAATGAGTGCGCCAAGTAAAGAGCTCGAGCGATTGCTACTGGATGCAGATTTGTGGCACGATGAAAACGACGTTTTCAAATGGATGTTGAGCAACGTCGCTTTGCAATTTGACCCAGCGGGAAACATCAAACCTTCGAAGGATAAAAGCGGAGACAAGATTGACGGCGTTGTGGCTTCTGTTATGGCCGTGGGAATGAAAATGATTGAGGAGGCGAACAGAGACAAAGACGACTATGAAATCCCAGATGAATGGAGGCCTCGTTTCATTTGATTGGTACCGCCCGAAAGTTCAAAGAAAGTTCCTTTTGATATTCGACCATGGACAAGAAAATTGAAAACGGTGTGAAGAGGCTTTTGAGCCTGGGAAAAGAAGTTGAAAGAGCCGCGGATGAATCACACTACGTCCACACCCCCACACAGACAAAATTGCAACGCTGCACACAGTGGATTTCAGGAGGCGTTCCCCTGGTCATTCCGGACGTGTGGAAAGGCTGCCTTCCTATAGGCTCAACAGTTGACCAGTGCGTGCGTGATTTCTTTGTTGAAGGCGTCGAAAATATGAGTGCCTTCATGTATTGCAACCACATGCAATTCAGAGCCTATGAGCAGCTCATTGATGACCTCAAAAAATTCAAAGAAGAATATGGTGACGGGTGGCACGTTTTTGCCGACCGTGTTTTTCTTTTTTCTTTGAGTCTTGGCGTTGCCGGCGAGGTTGATTTGTTGCTTGTAAACAAGGAGACTGGAGAGCTTTGGATTGTAGACATGAAAACTAGTCGCGGCGGAACAAAATCTTTCACCAAGAGATACAAGAAAAACGAGCCAACCAAGCTTGAAAAGTATGGCCTACAATTGAACACCTATCGCTTCATGGCGGAAGAGATGAGCGGGCTACAGGTTCACAGGCTTTCAATTCTTCCCATCAAGGTGTTTTACCCGCCCAACGGTTCACAAACCGATGAATCGTATTTTGAGCCAATTTTTGACGTTGAAATTTCTGACCCGATTGAAGCCCGGAAGTCAGTTCTAAACTTGAACGATGACCAGTGAAATTTTGAAAAAATCGATTGAGAAAAAAATCGAGAAAAGTTTTACTGTTCGAAGCTGCGCTTTTCCTTTTAAGATTGGCACAATTCGATGCCACTCAGCAAGAGCTCAAACAACACGTGCGGAGCTTATGAAATTGGTTGACGCATTTTGCGCTGAAATCACGGCAGCCGTCAACGTTTTAGAACACCCAAAACACATGCAAAGCAACTACGTAAAGAGTTGCACCCACGCCTTCAATGCAGGCTGGTCGGCTGATTCTGATATTGAAATTTTTTTCATACGAAATGACAAAATTCAAATCGCATTAAGCAGGCAAATAATGCGGCCGCGTAGCTTCCTCATGGTGTTCCTTCGGGACAACAATTTGAATTCAATTTTCATCGACATAAACGACACTCTCGCGACCGACAGAATCTGGTCACTCGCAAATCAATTCCCAAAAAAATGACAACAAAAAAAGCACCGTATCACAAGCGAGTCAGAACAGGCTCGGGCTTCTTTACACTTGAGCAATGCCGTGAGCTAGTTGCGTGGTCTCTTGAGCACTTTGTAACTGAGTACGACCAGCGCGAAATTGCACTTCAAACGAGGTCGATATGTGGCCGCCAGTTAGGCTTGAAAATTCACACGTCAAACGTGATGAATCTTGTGAGGTACTGGCTTGTGAAAAACACAGACACGCCGACCGTGATTGTAGCCGAAGCGAGTGCTGTTCACCATTCAACCGTGACCAGGAACGTGCAACGGTTTGAGCATTACATTTCAGACGATTCGGCATTGAGAAAAATGCTTTCAGAAATTGACGAAATGGCAATCAAGTTTGATTGCAAATACTTCACCAAAGACTGAGCACCGCCCCAAAGATTTTCATTCATTCAAATTGATATTTGACCATGCCAATTCCAAAAATCCTCCGCGTCCAAGTAAACGTTGACGCAATCGACAAAAAACATTTGTACAAAGGCAAGAAAGGTACCTACCTCAACCTTGCCCTGGTTAACACACCCGACTCGCAATATGGTCAGGACTATATGGTGACTCAAGACATTTCAAAAGAAGCGCGTGACGCAGGCGAACGTGGTCCGATTCTGGGCAACGCTTCGGCGCTCTTCTTGGAAGATGGTAGACCAGCTGCAAAGCAGGATGGTCAGGCTAGCAAGTCGGCTCCCGTCGAGAATGAAAAATCAGGTACTGATTTGCCGTTCTGAGCCTTCTGTGTGTTTGAACCTGAAGGGGCATTTGACGGTGCCCCTTCTTTTTGACCCAACCTGCGAAATGAACATTCATGAAAAACCCTTTGCATTCCCTGTTAATTAAGCCCGAAGAACTACGAGATGAAGCAACAAAAATCCGCCGTACAGGAACGCGGCGTGGAGAGTATTCTGGTTTCGAATCTCTTGACCAAATTTTCACCGCAAAAAAAGGCTACCCTTTATTCATTGCGGGAGCGCCACACAGTGGCAAATCGCAAGTCGTCAAACAGCTTGCAATCAACTGGGCAACGGAGCTCAATTGGAAAGGCATTTTGTACATGGGTGAGGAAGGGTCTGCTGTAGACCTTTTGCTTGACCTCATCGAAGTCAAAACAGGCAAGTCGGCAAGGCTTAACGACGCTGACGTGGACCAGTCGAAAGAAGCAATCTCGAGTGACCTATTTGAGCAAACAATTTACTGGCTCAATGAGCACTTCACAATCATTGACCCGGAGAGAGCCGTGGACATGCCGGTGTGGACTTATGATACATTCAACGAGCTGCTCAAAGAGGCCGGTGAATTTGACTTTTCCGTGCTTGACCCATTCAATGACCTGGACCGTGATTTGGAGCTGCGTGATGACCTCTGGTTGACTAAGGTTCTGAAGGATGTTCGAGTGGCTTCAAGACGGTCAAACCGTGTTGATGTGATTGTGAACCATATTGCGAAAACTCAGCACGATGGAAAGACCTCAAACGGCATGCCCGTGAGTAAGCCTGCAAGACCCAACGAATGGGCTGGCGGTCAGACTTGGTACAGGCGCGCTTTTACGATGCTTCTTGTATACCGTCCACCTGAGCATGAGATGATTGATTTCAGCCCGTTTGATGAGAGCGGCGATGGCTACCAGGTGGGGCCTGGCGAGATGTGGATTCAAAACCAAAAAGCAAAGCCTAAAGGAAGCGGTCAACTAGGCTGGGCGAGGTTGTACTATGACGCTTCAAAAAATCAGGTGTATGAGCTTGACGAAACCGGAGCAAATGGTCGCTGGACATTAGGACCTGAGCAAAAGGTGAATCGGTATTTTTCTGGCGAACTTAAGGCGGTGAGGCAAAGTCAGGGTGGACAGGGTAACACCCCAACCACCCAGACCGACCAGAACACCTCAAACAAGCTCCTGTTTTGAGCTCATTGAAAGAACTTAGCTACTTGGCTTCAAAGATTGAATTCATGGGCATGTGTGAGGCCCTTGTGGCTCAGATTGAAATCCACGGTGAACTGCTGACCGAAGAGCAAGTTCAGAACTGGCAGAAAATCGCACACTATGGTTTTTTGTTTGTCGACCAGTGTGAAGACAACTGGGTAGAGATGGCCGCAAAAAATGTAAAGATTCAACGACAGGCAAAACAGCTGGCAGAGTTGCAGCTGAAGGTCCAAGAATTGAGAACTGAAAACGCAAGGCTCATGAGGATGAAAGTTGAATTGAGCAATACAATTTCAAAAGGCTTTCGCACGTGACACCGCCCACCCACCGTGAACCAGAAAAAAATGAAATTCAAATCATGAAAAAACAGGCTGCGGCTTTTCAAAAAATGAAGGACACTGTTGAAAGCGTTCACGAGCACATTGAGATGGAATATCCTGGTGACGCTTTTGCCATCTGGATTTTCGGAACCGAGGACAACGTGACCACGATGGTGACGCGACCAGAAAGCTTGGATTTTGCACGCGACACGGTGAGTGCTGCGGTAGCTTCAAACCAGGTTATTCAGGAGCTCTTCGTTGAGGGGATTGACAACATTGAAAACACACACTTTGACGGGGATGAATTGGTGTTCGAGTTCACGCCAGAATTGAACCGCCGCGACATCCTTTCAAAACTCGATATGGAGCTCAAGGCCATGTTCAAAATCATTGAGCAAGGCCTCAACACAAAAAAGATGAAACCAGATAGCCGTGGAGCCGTTTTGATGGGCGACATTGCTGACTATGTTTTGCCCAAGTTTCAACGCAAGTTTTTGTGGCCATTGACGGAGTGCATTGCGGCTATGGGAGCCGTGTTGGAAATGACTGGTTGCGAAACAAACGAAACTGAAGAAGCAGAGAAGTCTGAAATCATATTCACAAATTCAATTTTCAAATGGCGAAAAAACTAAGCCCCTCAGAAGCTGCGCGACTGCGCAAGCTCTATGACGAGAACGGACTCACACCAGATGACGTTTTCCAGCATCAGCATTACACAATCATCACCCGCCAGGGAATCGAAAAGATTCAGGCAAAGCACAACATCCGTGTGCGGTTTGATGTTGAACACCACGACCCTGAAACGGCAACCATTTGCCTCCGTGGTTACGCGTGGAATGCGGACACGCCGGACGACGTGATTGAAACCTTTGGCGAGGTCAATCCGAAAAACAATCGCAATTCATATCCTTGGGCCATGGCAGAGAAACGGACTCTGAGCAGGCTTGTGTTGAAAGCCGCAGGCTTGTATGCCGAAGGGATGTTCGGCGAGGATGAGGCTGAAGATTTTGCCAAATCAAACCCGAACAGAGGCGGCTCGAAGTAGTCAAAACGTTGATTTTTGAGTCGTACACGACCGGGTGACCATCGCCCGGTCGTTTTTTTTTCATTTTTTTTTCGCAGTCATACCAAGGCTTTCGGGACGAATTCATGATTTTTTTTCAGGCTCATGCAAAACGTATGTTCATTTGTCCATATCTTAGCACTGTTCAATCATTCAAACACACACTATCATGAACAATGTTACTTTCCCCCTCGCAATCTCACAAAGCAAAGCAACCCGCATCAAGCTCGAAGACGCATACTATGCAGAGCACGGTACAATTGCTGGCATGCGTGATTTTGAATTTCGTGCCGTTCCAATCAAAGCGGCTTCAGATGACGAGCGTTTTTATCACACAAAAACCGCCTCAACCCTCTTCGACCTTGCTGACCGCATTGGATGCAGCGAGCAAGGCCTTCGCGAAAAGCTTCGCGCTGCATACAAGCAAGACATCAAGTTTTGCATTAACCCTACAGACTTTCGAACTGCTCGCTACAAAGGCTTCGTGATTTCTTACGAGGCTTAAAAATTTAGCATTTCAAACCGTTGTCAATTGAACATTGTTGCCTATATTTGAACATCAAACACACAGAGCTATGAA